GACAGATTATTCTGAAGTTTACATAGAGATTAACCAAGTTCTTAAAAGCTACTATAACCATGAAACAAAAAATAACCATGAAAGGGCTGCTCAAGCTGCTAATGAGGTAGCTACATTGGCAGAGCATTTAAAATTCTTAGCAGAGGCCAAACTATGACCACCTTTACAACAGAGGATAGGGTAGCCGTAGAGCAGGGTACAGATGCCTGGCATCAACTTAGGCTAGGCAAGGTTACTGCTAGTCGTATGGCAGATGTGCTATCTAAGGGGAAGTCTGGGGAGTCTGCGAGTCGTACCAAATATCGTACGGAATTGGTAGTTCAAAGGCTTACAGGAACGCCTAGCGAGTCTTTTACCAATGCTGCAATGGAATGGGGGACAAAGACCGAGCCTCTAGCTAGGGTAGCGTATGAGGTTGCAAAAGGTTGCTTTGTAGAACAAGTGGGATTTATAGATCACCCTACAATTAAGTGGTTTGGGTGTAGCCCAGATGGGCTTGTGGGAGAGGGTCTGATTGAGATTAAGTGTCCCAATAGTAGTACCCATATAGAATATTTGATGGATGGCAAACCGCCAGCAAAGTATATCCCTCAGATGCAGGCTCAGATGGCTGTAACAGGGTCTAGGTGGTGCGATTTCGTATCGTTTGACCCTAGACTACCAGATGACTTGCAACTGTTTGTAGTGCGCCTTGAAAGGGATGAGGAGTATATCAAGGCAATGGAAGTAGAAGTAGAGAAGTTCTTAAGCGAGGTCGAAGATACATTAACTAAATTGAAAGCGAGAAAAAATGGCCTATGAAATGAAAGAGGGTGGATTTAGCCTGTTCAAGAATTCCAGACAGGAAAAACCAACGCATCCTGATTATGCTGGATCAATAATGATTAACGGCAAGGAGCATTACCTTAACGCCTGGCTAAAAGAAGGTAAGAATGGTAAGTTCTTTTCGGGATCAGTCGGAAAACAAAAGGCTGCAAAGGATAACTTTGCGCCTAAAGGGAGCGATGAAATGCCAAAGAACACCATCGTAGATGATGACCTTGGAGATGTACCCTTTTAGATGTTACAGATGAGATCGGCATTAACCTTCACGAAGGAGAGCCTGCACCCTTCCGATTATGCAGGCAAACGCTTTGACCAAGCGTTGCACGATAAGTACGATCCACCAGCTAGAAAAGCTGTAACGGATTGGATACAAATGAAGTGGGGATTAGAGTGTAGGGAAAACCCTAATGTCTATGGAGTTGATTTAATCGTTTATAGAGAAGGTAATCTAGTTGGCTTTGTTGAAGTTGAAGTGCGGGGCTGGAACTTTTGCCACCATCCCACCATCCATATAGCACATCGTAAAGCAAAGTTATTTCAGCAAGATCAGCCTGTTCTATTTTTTGCACTAACTCACGACTTAAGTCATGCGTACTGGATGAAAGCAGAGTTGGTGAAAAAGTGTCCATTGGTAGAGGTCGAGAATAGGGAAGTGCCTAGTGGCGAGTTCTTTTTTGATGTCCCTGTTGGTCATTTTAAGTATGTGGATTTAACAGAGCCATTCTAGCCGTTTTTAGCCATATCTAGGGCTATATGCTTGACTTCTTTTACTCGGTTAAGCCAACCCTTGCCAAATGTAGGGAAGGTCTTTAAACCCCTGTAAAACGATTCCTTCTCTGTAGAGAATTTCTCTATCAGATCGGCTGCGTCAGATTCGGTAACCAAAGCCATTGTTCTAGGGCCGATAACGCCATCAGGAACAACGCCAATAGCTTGTTGAAACAATTTGACACTTCTACCTGGGCCAGCATTGACACCAAAATCGAATAGCAAATAATCAAGGCCGTTGGGAAGAACATCACAATAGCAAGGATTCCAGTATTTCGATTTGTAGAAGTTTCCGACTGTTTCATGCGTTAATGCCTTCATGTCGTTGTGCGTAACTGGATGGCCTACAAAGGATTCCCAGTTAGCTTGTGTAACTCCCATCATGGTACAACCTAATCTGCCGTCTGGCAGCTTGTTGCCAGGATCACGAATATCATCTGTAAAACCACCCTCTGACTTCAACACTAACTCTAAACACTTATTAAAACTCATCTTTTAAGATTTGCCATAATACGAGTGCCGAATAAGAAACCAAAGGCTATGTTGGCTGCTTCTATGCCGATTCTTTGAATTTGAGGCTCTATTGGTAAGAATAGAGTGCCTATGCCTACAACAATGACAAACAATGCACCCAGATAACGACTAGAGGCTCTTAAATTAACTACCCATTGACTAGGTTGCCCATAAGGATTATCTAGCGCAGCAATGGCTTGTAGCTTGTTTACTTCATTTTGATCTAGCTTAATTTGCTCGTCTACAGAAATAGGCTTAACACCGCCTGTAAACATTCCAATTAAACTTTTAATTCCGTCAATTCCAACTGGGACTAATGCTCCAATAATGGTTTCTAAAATCATTTAATTACCTATCTTAATATGGCCTACACCAGCTAGGTAAGTTACTACTCCGATTGCTGCAACGCCAACAATCCAAAATAATTTAGTAACGACTGAGCGACCAACTGAGGTATAGACATTCTCGATAACTCTTTCAGTTACCTTTTCAACAATATCCTCAATCTCTTTTTCTGTTAAATTAGCCATGATTAAACTGCTTTCCTTCGGAAAATACATTTATAAATACAGATCCATCTTCTAATGCCTCAATTTCATGCCATTCACCAGCAGGTAAGTTTAAAGGCTGACTATCTTTATTGATAGTGTAGCTACGACCTTCAAGACTTACCAAACAAGAGCCAGCATTACACATAGTGGCATGGCTGTAAGCATGACTATGACTAGGTAAACCTTGTCCCTTATCGGCATGAAATACATTTAACTGTGCTCCATCGTAGGAAAAAGAATGTTTAAGCGGTGCAGCAGTTGTCATGCTTGTTGAGTGCCAGTTGTTGTTGGCTGGTTTGAAGCAGGTATAACTGGTTCTGGTTTTGGCTCGTTAGTTGTTAATACTTGGGTTGTTGTATTCCAAATAAAACCAATAGAACCAGCACCTATTACTTCTTCTAAAATGTAATCAGGCGGTTTTAAAGATGTTTCCATCCACACCAAAGCTGGTGTAGTTGCTTGCACTAACTGAATAGAGTCAGATGGTGGTTGCCATGTTTCAGGATTACCATCCCATAAAACACAATTAGTAACTACATTTAATTGAATTATTAAATAATTTTGAGTTGTCATTTTTTTACCATTCCACAAGAACAACACCAGCAATGCCAGCACCGCCAGCACCGCCACCACCACCACCAGCCGAGCCACCAGCACCACCAGCACCAATAGTTACTGATATTGTTCCACCAGGTGTTAAGGCTGTTAAATAACCAATAGCAGGATAATTAGTTGCACCTGCAATACCAGGCACTCCGCAAGGGCTACCCGCAGTTCCTGCTGCTCCACCGCCCCCATAGGCAACATATCCTGCACTAGATAAACTGCTAATAACATACAATACACCTGAGTTTGTTCCTAGGGCACTACCACCACCAGTATTATTAGCTCCATTACCACCGCCACCACCTGTTTGGCTTATAGTTGAAAAGGTGGTTGTTCCGCCTGCTGAACCATTACCGCCACTAGCGGTACAAGGTGCGTAGCCACCGCCACCACCGCCACCACCGCCCTTTAAAGTTACTTTAAGGGCAGTAACTCCAGTAGGAATTGTAAATGTTCCTGATGATGTAAATAATTGTGCATTTGCTCCTGCATATCCTGGTGTGGAAGATGTCCAATCTGTTCCGTTTGAAATTAATACATTACCGCTTGTGCTTGGGGATACTGTAGTTATAGCAGAAGTGCCATTACCAACTAATATACCTTTAGATGTATGAGTTACTGCGCCTGTACCACCTTGAGGTACAGTTAGAGCAGTAGTTAAGCCAGTTATTGATGTAATATCTGAGTTTGCGCCTCTACTAGCAGCACTTAAATTTGTTCTGGCGTTAGCAGCCGTAGATGCGCCAGTACCGCCAGATGATATAGGCAAAACAGTAGACATTACTACAGCACCAGTAAAGGTAGTAGCACCAGTAAATGTAGATGTGCCTGTTACTACTAGGTTTCCACCTACAGTAAAGTTATCACCAGATGCGCCTGTTTGTTGGTCTTTTAACTGACTCATTAACTCACGAATGGCATTATTAACGCCAGACGGAGCGCAGCCCTCTGCAATGTTAATACTGTCTATGTCGGTATTGTTAGCTGGAGTGCTATCAAATTCTGAAATCTTTGTCTTTGCCATTTTTTATTCCAATAGAGAAGGAGCAACAACACCAGCACCTACTTGTTGTTGTAATGCTTGATTGCGTAAGTATTCATCGAGTAATTTTAAACGATCTATAACTTGTGCCTGTCTTGCAGGGTCTATAGAATATAGATCAGGAGCTAATGTTTCAGCAGTTCTACCGCCTGGGCCTGTAACGGAGCGCAACAGATAATCCATGCCACCCTTTACAATGCCTTTTTCTGCCATTTGTGGAACTATCTCTGTGCCACCCTCAAATTCTCTGGCTGCCTCTGTTCTGCGCTGAGTAGGGCTACCGCCTGTAATCTGAATATCGGTAGAGCGAATAGCTTTTTCTCTGCCTAATTGCAACTCTAGGTTTTTGAAAGCATCATCGCCAATTAGTACTTTAATTTGATCTCGTTTTTCTGGTGATCCAAAGGTTCGCTTAATCTGGTCTATGCCATCTGCGCCTGATTGAATCTTTGTACGAATAGCATCATAAGCACCAATAGCAAAACCATCTTGTTCTGCTGGGTTTAATCCATCGTAAGTCTTTTTAAGCGTTCTAGCA